GCACACGAAGTCAGAGTTTGCATCTTACTTATTACCAGCATGTATGGTGGGCCGTGAGCCAAAACTCAAGAACATTCAAGCAACGCACACAGGAGAACTTGCAGTAAGATTTGGTCGAAAAGCCAAGAACCTAATTGACTCTGAAGATTATTCTAAAATTTTTAAAACAACTCTACAAGAAGATAGCAAAGCCGCTGGTAGGTGGGAAACGGCACAAGGCGGAGAATACTTTGCAGCTGGAGTAGGCGGTGCGATCACTGGCCGGGGTGCCGACCTATTAATAATCGATGATCCACATTCAGAGCAAGATGCACTATCACCTACTGCTCTTGAATCAGCTTACGAGTGGTACACATCAGGTCCACGTCAGCGTTTACAACCTGGCGGTAAAATTATTCTAGTTATGACTAGATGGAGTAATAAAGATTTAACAGGAAAACTTATACAGAATCAAAAAGAAGCGAAAGCTGATCAGTGGCACGTGGTTGAATTCCCAGCAATCATGGATCACGGATCAAAAAAGGCAAAGCCAGTTTGGCCTGAGTATTGGAAATTAGATGAATTAGAGAAGGTACAAGCAACACTGCCCACGGGCAAATGGAATGCACAGTGGATGCAAAATCCAACAGCAGAAGAAGGAGCTATTTTAAAACGTGAGTGGTGGCGAACTTATACAGGAGATGATATTCCACAATTACATCACGTTATACAATCTTATGACACCGCATTTCTTAAAAAAGAAACCGCAGACTACAGTGCAATTACTACTTGGGGAATATTTTATCCAGATGAAGACTCAGGTGCTAATTTAATTTTACTCGATGCAATCAAAGGAAGATACGAGTTCCCTGAACTAAGGCGCTTGGCTCTTGAACAATATACTTACTGGCAACCAGAATCTGTTATAGTTGAGGCAAAAGCATCAGGATTACCTCTAACATACGAGCTTAGGCAAATGGATATACCGGTTGTCAACTTCACACCGTCACGTGGAAATGATAAACATGCACGTGTAAATGCTGTTGCACCTTTATTTGAATCTGGTATGATATGGGCGCCTGAGCAGAAATTCGCAGACGACGTCATTGAAGAGTGTGCTGCGTTTCCTTATGGTGATCATGATGACTTGGTTGATAGTACAACACAAGCAATCATGCGATTTAGACAGGGCGGTCTGATCGGACACCCTGAAGACTATGTCGACGATAACGTCGAGAAACAAAAAAGGAACTATTATTAATGTCAAATAAATATCACAGACAAGGATTTGTAAGTGCAGGATTAGTCGCAAAACTTGTAACTTCTAAGGGAGACAAAGGTGAGATGTTAATGAAACTTATAAGGGAATCTAAAAAATTATCTGTTCCAAAATTTTTTAAAGATAAATTTATTAATATTAAAGGTATTGGAAAAAGAAAAAAAGAAATCCTAACACCAGATGAATATATCGATGTCCAGAACATGAGTAATAATCAACTCAAAAAACAAATTCAAAAATTTGGTTATATAGTTGGAACTAAAAATAAAAAATTAGCTGATAGAGCACAGCAAACACCTCTTTCACAAAAAATAAAAACCAAGGTAAAGGATAAGAAAAAATAATGCCACCATTTTTAAAATTTTTAGATTCAGCTAGAAGACTCATTCCAATGGGAATGACAAGACAACAGATTTTTAATTTTGCTAAACAAGAGTTTGGTGAAATAAACCAGCTGATGCAAAAACAAATAGATAATCTATTCAAACCTAGAAATCCTGTTGGAAAAAAAGATGAAGTGTTTGATAGCACAGTTGAAAAAATGCAGTTTGATGATGCAGGTAAACCTTTCAATCCAAGAAATCCTTTGAAGAAAGCAGACGGTGGACGTATTGGTTATGCCATGGGTAGTGAAGGTATTATGCAGATGGCTTCAGTAGATGATCCTTTTTACAGACAAGATTCAAGAAATGAATTATCATTAGAAATATTTGGTAAAGAATTAAAACTTTTAACACCAGAAGAAATGGATATGCTTGACGAAGAAGCTGAAAGACTTATGCAAAAATTTTCTTCAGCTCCAGATCCAATGGATGAAAGAAATATGGTAATGGAAAATATTGCAATTCAAGAGTTTGGTAAACCTTTAAAAGATTTGTCTGAAGATGAAATAATTCAAATAGATGAAATGATGGATAATATGTCTTCAATGCCTGATAGAGAAGCACCATCAATTAAATTAGCAGATGGTGGTATAACTCGTATTGGTTTAAAAGATGGCACTTTTAAAAAATTATTTTTTAATGAAGAAAGTCCAATACTTTCTGGTTTTAACACAGCAGCATTATTTGATTTCGTTGTAGCCACAAAAGATCTTGCGGGACCATTACTTGGTATGGCAGACGGTGGACGTGCAGCATATAAAGATGGACCAAAAGATCCTAGAAGAAGAACTTTTATGAAAGCAGCTGCAGGTATTGCATCTATGTTACCGTTTGGAGCAACCAAGATTATAGGAAAGGCAGCACCGGTTATTGCAAAAGGTGCAGAACTTGCAGCACCAGCATTAAATAAAATTATAGATACAGTTATGACATTAGGTAAAACTATTTCTCAAAGTGGTAAAAGAGTAAAAGAAATGGTGACTAAGAAAAAACATAAAGATATTGAAGTTGAAGAAGATGTAATGGACGGAAGTTACATTATTAAAAAAGATGGCAAAGAAATTTATTACAAACCTGGAAGACGAGATGAAATGGGAATAGATGATGACATCATAGAAGTTATCGATAAAACTATTAAAAAAGCAGGTGGCGGTATCGCAAGAATGTTAGGAGAGTAATGCGTCCTGATAAACAAAAACAGATGATGGCGTATCTTACGCGACCAGCTAGGGAACTTATTGAAACAGGTCAAGTAAAATTTGCATCTGATCTAGTTAATCCAGATCCTAGAAAAGATGTTATAGAAATAGATGCAATCAATTCATTTATGAAACGTAACCCACGAGCTCAAGGTGGACGAATAAATTTTGTTGGAGGAACAGATCCAAAAACAGGTATGGGTTTTCAAAAAGGAAATCAATTTGGAAAAGAGCTTAAAGGTAAACCAAGTTTAAATGTTACTGGTAAAAATCAATATACTCCAAAAACAACAAAAGAAATCCAAGCTATTATAGATGCTAATCCAGATTATATAACTCCTAAAAATTTTTATGAACCAACGGACACAATGCAAAAAAAAGGTATGAAAAAGTTATTAACACTTACTGATACACAAAATCCTGATGTTGTATTTAAACGTAAAGGATATCCTGAATCGGACCCAGAAAAATCTACAGCTACGGATAAAAAAAGAACTACAGCTAAAAAAAATTTAGAAGGAAGAATTGTTCAACTAAAATCACCTAAAGGTTATCAAGTTCATCACATTATGCCTTTAGCTGGAGGAGAAGATTTAAGAACAGGTGACTATGCAGTGGTTTCAAAAGAAATGAATGCAAAAATGTCTAAGTATAATACAAAAATAAATAAGTTAGTTAACGAAGCTTATGATTTAGATTATAGTAAAACACCTAGTTTAAAAAGACTAGATAAAATAAATAATGAGTTGTTTGATATTCTTAAAACAACAAAAAAAGAATTACCTAAAAAATATAAAGGTCTACTTGGTTTTAATAAATTAACTCCTGTATTAGATACTTTCGATGATAAAGGTAAACAAGTTTTTAATGTAGAACCTCAAGGTATAGACTATAAAAAATCTATTGCAGGATCACAAGGTGATAAAGTTAGAAATACTAAAAAATCAGTTATGCAAAAAATGGTTGATAACGCTCCAAAATTTAAAGCTGCAATACCAGGAATAGAAACTTTATTTAAAACAGCAGCAAGTATTGGAGATGATGTTAAAAAAGCAAAATATTTAAAAGCTGGTTTTAAAACTTTAGGTATAGCTGCAGCACCTTTAGTTATTTATGATACGTATAAAGCTTTTGAACAAGGTAAACCTATATTAGAATCTTTAGAGCAAGGGTTGATTGGAACAGATTTAATTGGTGGTACAAAAAGAATTCTTTCACTTACACCTGAAGAAAGAGAAGCAAGAAGCGTTGTTAAACAAGATGCATTAAAAGATTTAAATTTAGATATGCCTATGGGTTTTGGTTTTATAGAAGGGCCTACACCAGATTCAGATTTAACTTTAGAACAAGCGCTAGCTAAAGCAACAGCAGGTGATCAAAGAGTTTTAGATTTAGAAACACAAAAAAATTTACAAAGATCACAAAATAGGGGTTTTGGAACACCTGTTATGGCTGATCAATTATTATCAAGCGGTGGCGTAGCGTCAGGCCCACCACCAGAAAGAGGACCTCAACCTCAAGGGTTGCAAGGTCTATTAAAACGTGGTATCAAAATATAGGAGTATTAAATGGCAGAAATAGACAAAGGACTCCCGAACACTAGAAACAAACTTGAGATCCCTTCAGAAGAGGAATTGCAAGATATTGCTGTTCAGGAACCAGTAGAAGAAAAAGGACCGATCGAAGTTATCCCTGAAGAAGATGGCGGCGTAACTTTAGATTACGAACCAGGTTCAATCAATGTACCTGGAACAGAATCACACTTTGATAACTTAGCAGAACTTTTACCTGATGATGTATTGGAGCCAATCGGAAACGACATGGCACAAAACTACATGGATTATAAATCTTCTAGAAAAGATTGGGAGCAATCTTACATTACAGGTTTAGATCTTTTAGGATTTAAATACGAAAACAGAACTGAACCGTTTCAAGGAGCTTCAGGTGCAACTCACCCAGTATTAGCTGAAGCAGTTACACAGTTTCAAGCACAAGCTTACAAAGAATTATTACCAAGTGATGGACCAGTAAGAACACAAATTATTGGAATTAAAAATCCTGCAACAGAGCAGCAGTCACAACGTGTAAAAGATTTTATGAACTATTTGGTTATGGATCAAATGAAAGAATACGAATCAGAATTTGATTCGATGTTATTTCACCTACCACTAGCTGGATCAACTTTTAAAAAAATATACTACGATGTTCCAATGGGCAGAGCAGTATCAAAGTTTGTACCAGCCGATGAATTAATTGTCCCGT